TACCGCTAGAAAATGCCATATCCGCAGAGCGGGTGTCACGCATCTGTGCTTCTAGGTCTTCGTTTGACGTGATATTGCCTTGCTGGAACGGAACAAAAAGCTCCGGCCCACGTTCGCCCACGATGTAAGGCATGTTTGCGCTGACTGGGCCGCCGTTTGCTCTTTGCCTAATGCCAAAATTTGGTCCTAAAGTACCGAATACGTTCCCGGCTATGTTTGTGACTTCCCCGCCGCCTGAACCTATACTGGTTCCAGGTAAAGAAGTTTGGCCTCCAACAGGTGTACCCAAGCCTGCAAAAGTTTTGGCCAGACCAATAGCGATATAAGTTGCAATCATCTTCGCAGCTTCCCTAAGCAGGATCTGCCCTATGTCTTTTAAAAAACTAGAAAAGACTTCTTGAGCTGTCTTTGTGCCTTCAACCAGACCCACAACGCCATCTGTGAGAGCGCTACCCACAGCATCTCCAATACTCTGTGAGACCCGAATTGCCAGCCCCTCGAGATCTTCAAGCTCCCGTTTGGCGTCCCCTATGAAATTGGCAATCTTGACGCCAGGCTCAAGCGCTGCTTGAGCACGAGCATCCACAGCAGCAGCTTGCTTTTCAGCAGCAGCGCGGATACCTGCCCGCTGTTCGGGAGTTGCTTGCTTCAACAAGCGGTTCATTTCCCGCCGAATTTCGAGCTTTTTAAGCTCGGCTTGAATCAGCTCGGGAGCGACTCCTTCAGCTCGTAAACTGTTACGCAATCTAAGGTTTTCGATTTCGCGCTCGATGTCCCTTACTTGTACCGCGCTCTGCTGAATGAAATTCTTGGCTTCTTCCAGGGCAAGCGCCTTGCGCTTCAGCTCGTTAATTTTCTCGAGATCGGCCTTATACACCTCACTCTGCTTCAGCACGGCATCCATCGCACGCTTGCGCTCGCTTTCACTTAACTGTTCGCGCTTAGCGATCCCTGCTTTGATCTCATCCAGCTCGCGGTTAGCAATTGCAATCTGAGCTATGTTCTCCGCTTCAAGAGCGGTGCGCGCTGGGGCGAAAGCAGCATCAGCGTTGGTTGAAACTGCGTCGTAAGTGAATTTGAGCTCTGCAAGCCGATCCTCGTACTGCTCAACTGCAACTTGTGGGAACGCTGCTTTGGCGATGCGCTCAAAGGCTTCCGCAGTCTGTGCTTCGGTGATTGCAACCTGCAACAAACGTACGCGGTCCATGGCGCTAGCCACGTTACGCACAGCTTCGGCGTAGCGTTGCGTAGTAGCAGCTGCATCAGGAAGCTCAGTTTTTGCAGTGGAAGCTGTCTGGTTTCCGCTAGCAGGAGCAGCTTGTCCCTCAAGTGGGCTAGCTGTCGAGTCTCTTCTCCCGTGAAGGAAAATATTGCCTGTTTTAAGCGAAGTAGCTTGGACGCCGCCCGCACCACCTATTGACATTAAAGAGGGCGTCCCTACAGGTGTAGGGACGAGCGTGCCAGAAGGTACAGCAATGTCAATAGCACCACCACCAGATCGCCTGCCGTGCACTTCCTGCTCTCGGGCCAGTGCTTTACGCAGCTCGGCCTCGTCAAACATGTTCTTGACATCGATCTTGGCATTGCTCAGCTGGATGTATTCAAGTCCCTGACCTTGCCAAGCCTTGATGATGGCGGTTGCCTCATCAATGACAGCCTGCTTATTGCCGGTTGGGCTTCGTATGTCAAGGTGGGGTCCGGTGCTACGCCCTGTGTTTCCAACCAGGAAACCAGCAGATACACCAGGGGCAGCGGGTGTAGTACCCCCGGCCGCCCGTTGCCGCGCATCGGCAGATTTTTGCTCATGATCCGCGGACTTTTTGCGAAGTTCTGCGATCTTCTTCTCAGTCTCGTAACGATAGTCGCTGATGCTTTTTTCTAAATTTGCGAGCTCAATCACAAGTGTCTTCTTGGCCGCCTCGATTTGAAGCTCTCCACGCTCTCGGGTGGCGATGTAGTTGTCGAGGGCTTCCAGAGCAGCACGAGAAGCACCTTCTTCTCCTTCGAGAAGCTTGGCGTTGGCCTTTTCGATCTGCTTGATGCGGATCGCGCCGGCGAGGCGGAAAATTTCGACTTCTTTTTGGGCTAAAGACTGGCGCTGTCCGAATAGGTCGTTGTCGTACTTGCGACGGAGCTCAAAAATCTCTTTCTCGAGATTGACGCGCTGGTCGCCCAGGAGCTTGACGTCCTTTTCACCCTGTTCGCGATCACGTTTAGCATCTACCCCTTTGAGCAGCTCTTCAATTGCGGCTTCTTCAGCTCCTAGTCGTTTCAGTTTTGCACGGGCGAGTTCCTCAAAACGCCCTAATTCGGAGCCAGATATGGCGGACAAGAACTCACCGAAACTCTGAATACCGGGCTTAAGCTCTTCCTTTACTTTTTTTATTTTATTGCGTACCTCTTCTAACTTATCTATATTGCGACTATAATTAGCATTGACAATAGCTAGCTCAAAATCACGAGCTGCTTTAGTGGCACTACTAGCTTCATCCCCCACATCTTTGTACGTGGTTTGCAAACGACGTAGCGCTTCAACTGCTCGATCGTTCGAGCGTTGATTTTCTTGTCCGCGTCGATAACGTCCAAAGAGGTCTATAAGGACGGATAAGCCCACCTGAATGAGAGCTATCCAGCCCAGCGACTTAATAATAGATAGACCGGCGGCTTTAGCACTGGCTCCAAGGCCACGGAAGCTAGCAGCAGCTACGTTTAATTTAGTGCCTGAACTTACTGCTTGTTTACCCACAGTAAATAGTTCGCCGCTTAACGCTTTAAGAGCAGCGGCTACAGCCGGGATAATCGTAGCTGGCCCTACAAGTGCTGTAGCTAGTCCAGCAAGTAGAAGTATTAACTTACCTAGTGATACAATTACTGCTGCAATGGCAGCTACAAGTACACCTAACGTAGTACCTAAACCACCTACCGCAGGGATGACACTGCTAAGAATAAAACGACCAAATAATGCTAATTGAGTCAGCGCGTCGAGACCAACGCGCTTGAGGAGACCAAGAACAGCAGCAACCTCGGAGAAATACTGGACGATGGGGGTGTTGAGGAAGCGCGCATAGAGGTTGAATACGGTCGCAAGGCTCGGGGCCAACGCACCTACGACGCTGGCGATATTAGCGAGGGCGGACGCAAGCGCCTCAAAGGTGCCGACTTTGATCCTGACGAAAGCTTCAGCAATGTTTTTGAACGCATCAACAAGGATCAGCGCAGTAGGTTTTAAAGCCTCAATCGCCTGGGCCAGCGCACCAACAGTGCGTTGAGCGACTTCTTCAAGCTTGGTAAACCCACGTTGCGCTACATCGGCGGCTGCAGCAGCCGCTTTGCTCGGATCGCCGGAGCCTATACCTGTGCGGCCGGCAGTGAGTCCGACAACGAGGCGACCGGCATTCCCAATAGGCTTTCCAGCCGCAGAAGCAATAGCAAAAAGCTGCTTGCGAATGCCAAATAATGATTCAAAGACAGCGGAAAGACCAGCAAGTAATGGATCGAGTAACCCACGCCCGAAGTTCTGACCGATCAGCTCCCCGAGATCGGCGATGTTAGAGACAACACCTGAGAAGCCCTCGGCAGCGATCTTTTGCCCTGCTACGGCAGCGGCGAGGCGCTCTTCAAGGAACTTGACTACTCCGCCAGAAGCTGTTTTTGCTTTTGCAATATCTTCGTTTGTAATACCTAGTGATTTAGCTAGGTACGAATCCACGGTGATGTCACCACGAAAAATAGAACCAATTTCTTGACGAGCTTGATAAAGAGGGATACCAAAAGTACCCAGTGCCGCAGCAAAATTAATCGCCAGATCCTCAGCTTCTTTTAGGCCGCCACCTATTTGACCTACCTGAGAAGCAACGATGCCAAAGACCTCGATCACCTCATTTGAGGTGACGCCAGCCAGCGCGATAGATCGTTCTCGGATCGAATCAACATTTTTCTTTACTGCGCCAGTCAGTGTGACAATTTTTTGGTACGGATCTGTGATTTCTTTACCGTTAGCGAATACTTTATTTGTAGACGCGAGTGTTGTTTGTGTTTTGAGAATAGTCTCGCGCAGCTTTATTTCACGACCGATTGTGTTGTTAAAAAAGCCGTTCCATGCAGACTGGAGAATGCCTACAGCTTCTTTTACTGCAAATGTAGCAAGACCTAATTTTGCGAGTACAGTAAGCAACGCGTTGCCTTTAGACGCGGCTAGCTGGAAGCTATTGGCAAGAATGTTGCCTGCTTTTGCAGATTCTTTTAAGTTAATACCTGTTTTAGCTGCTGCTGCGGAGCTCTTAGCTAGCTTTTCAAATTGTTCAACTTTGTCACTTAGACCTGGAACGTTTTTACTAATCCGGTAAAATGTTTTAATGTTGTTTGTTGCTGATTTTATATCACTGGTGACACTGCTTAGCCCTTTATTAAGCGAGCGTAAGTCGATATTAAGCTTGCGCTCTCTTGTGGCTTTATCCGCTACCTGCGCTACTTGATTTAGCCCACGTTGAGCAGCCTTAGTGTCAGCTATTACGTTGAGCCGGAAATCAGACACGAGACACTATGCGCTACTCGTATGTTACGCAGAATCGGAAGCGCTAGCTGCTAACGCGGCGTAGACATGCAAAGGAACCTGGCGTGTACGAACGAGCTCGGACAGAATGAACTTGGTGGGCGCATCGGGGCCATCGGCAGTAGCAGCCTCAGGCTTCCAATCAGGGAAGGGGAGAAACTCGCGGGGCTGGATCTTGGGTGCAGGTCGTTTAGACCCGGAAAACCCATGAGCAACCTGTATAAGCACACCGGTGAGGCGCGCTGCGGTCACGCTATGTGTATTGGCACGTGCACAGTCATGGTCGTCGATCTGCCGCAGCAGCCAGCGAATTGTGCTGATTGGAGTACGAAGAAAGCGCTCGGGGGTGAAATCACCTCCGATAGCAGAGGACCGAACTCGGAAATAGACCGCGTCCCAGTCCGCCAGTGGAGCCCGGAGCGTGTCCTCGGCATCCTTCAGTATTTGCTCGGGGCTTAACTCGGCTCTTCGGGCTCCGGGGCGTTTCCCTCCGACTTTGGCCAACCATCGCGCTCCCAGGTAACCAGCTCGAAGATCTTCTCCATTAAGCGTCCAGGAATCGCCTCGGTGTCGGCCTCAGTCCAGTCGGAGAGCTTTTGCCAATCCTTCGTACGAGTGCCTGGACTTCCGAGTAATTTTGCTTCGCCGCGATACTGCATGAAAAGCGTAACAAAAGCGATTTGCTGCTCTACTGCACCGACCGAATCACGCTGTAGCTCTTCAAGTTCGCTGGCATAATCGTACAGGAGCTCCTGATTCTCTTCATCAGAACTACCAAGAAGCTCAATTGCTTCTTTTGTTGTAATTTTCTTATCTTGTGCTATACGCTTAGCAAGTTTAAGCGAACGGAATGTCGATTTGGATTGTTTACGACCTATCGCTTCAATACCCTTAGCTTCACCCGGGACGAGGTCGTGATACACCGGAAACCGGAAAGGACCAATCTCGTGGTACTCCTCAGGTGAAAAGAGCAGAGACGCGTACTTAGACATGGACTAAAGGGAGATCGATGGACCACGACCTGAAAGGCTCGGGTTGATTAACGAGCTCGTCAGGCAATTCAACCATAACGCTAGCAGTTTCATACGCTAGGCGTATAGACTTGAATGGGATCAGGGGTTCCAGGAACAGGGCGCCGCAGTGCAATGCGTCGTCTTGTTCTTGACAATTCACCGCATACACCATGTGGGCGGCGTCCATCAGAAGGTCGTGTTGCATCGGATTGCGTAAAAAAAAAAAGCCCTGCAAAAGCAGGGCTAAAGGATTGGCTCCTCCTCAGTCTGACGGTTAAGCGGTCTTGAAGAGGCTTGTGAAACCTTCAAGTGAGAAGAGCACACCAGATGCAGAAGGGTTACCGCTGCCATCGAGGGCCTGCTTGATGGCTCCGTCTGCCACACGGAGGCGGTAGATGGTGTCAGCAGCCAGGTCGGCAGTGGGGTTGATAGTGACCACGTTGCCCCCGACACCGCCCAAGGTGACAGTGGCAGGTGCAAGGACGCCGGTGTCTGCAACCTCGAGGCGGAAGCCACCTCCATCGGTTTGGCCCAGGTTGAGCTGCGCGAGAGCAGTCGCACCGTCGCTGGTGTAAGTGACAGTGAGGTCGTCAGTCACAGCGATCGAGTCCGCGTTAGCTGCGGGAACCACGGCGTAGCGGCGATCACCGGAGCCGGCTGCAGTGAACAGCAAGCTGGACTGCACCCCACCAAAGGCGAGCTGCGTGGAGCCGGCGTCATAACGGCCAAATACTGGACGTCCTCGGGACATTAGGTCAAAGGTCACCTCAGTGAGACCTTCGGCTGTGAGGTTTTCGTTGTAATTCATCACCACGGCGTTGAAGCCGGTGAAGTCATACATGTAGTTGCCGGACTCACCGTAAGCCTGGCCGAGCTCCTTCAGAAACTCGACGTAGATCTCGAAATCCTTGTTGTAGCGGGCTTTTTCGATGAGGCTGAAACCTTCTTCGTAAGCACCGCGGAACTGGGGACAGTTCTGGCCGGCAGGGGTTTCTGTGTTCTTCAGGAAGTAGGCAGTCACAGATGCCTGCACCGTGGAACTGGTGATCAGCGAATCACCCCAGCCATCGTCACCCAGGAGACGGAACTCCTGGTTGTTGTCGTTGATGGCGAAGCTGGTGTTGCTCACACCTTGCATCTCGACGTATCTCGAGCCTGCGTCAAGGGAGGGCAGGGTAATCAGGCCGGCGGTGTCGCGCGTAGCGAAATAACGGCAGGGTGGGGTCAGGTCCACGGCGCGGACAAGGGTCCGGTGAGCCTTGTGGAAAGACAGCCCGATGGCATAATCAGCCATGGTTTGTACTCCTTAGGGGATCGGGGGGTTGAGAACGGGTCCAAGAATGGACACCGTCAAGGCCTCATAGGTGGCCTCAGTCCGGGGCGTGGGGGTAGCACGGTCCCGGGGGAAAACGCGAGCCAAACGTCTGCTGATGTCCAGCAGGGTGGTTGTCATACGTGTTCCCTTTTGCGTGCCATAGTTGGTAAAACGAATCGGCCAGCGCTCGAAGGACACAACGGCTCCGACAGAGCCGGGTGAAGTGATCTCAGGCATGTCCGAAATCGTGCACTCGATACCGGTGACTACCCAGTCAGAAGGCACCATGTAGACCCCGACGACGTAAACCGCTGGGATACGGGTGCCATTAGGCAGTGAGTAGTACCCCGGCCAGTCAGCCTCAGGACGCAAAGTGGTTCCGTCGCTCTCGTAAAGGTTCAGGATGTAGCGCTCGATTGTCGTGCGTACATCTCGGACCTGAGGGCATGCGGTGCTGACAGTCATTGCTGCTGCCTCCTTAATGCCTCTTGTACGAAACGCTGAAACTGTGCGGGGGCTTCCTCCAGAGGAACTTTCGTCCAAGGGCGCCCGGGGAACCGGAGCCCAGAAGTAGAGACTCCGCCCTCGTGGACTTGCGCGGCATACTCCACAGGCCAGGTGAACGTAATCGAGCCATCTGGATTGATGACGCGCGTCTGGCTGGCGCGGAGGCGGCCGGTGTCAACGATGTCCCGCACTTGTGGCGGGGTGGGGTAGTCCCACTTGGCGGCGGAAATCTCATCCGTGAAGCGGGTATCGAGCCAGCTAGCGAGCTGCTGCGTTGCCTGGGCAGCGGCAGCGCGAAGCTGGTTGTTGAGCGGACGCTTAGCCATTGTTCGGACCTCCGATTACACGAAATGTGCCTTGAATGGATTGCCGAATGTCCTGATAAGCAGCGTTATCCATATTGAGCTCAAAAACGAGCTCAAAACGGCCGTGATAGCCGTTAATAACGGCTTCAGCTTGACTGCCATTGGTAATCCGCGTGTCTAAACGCGCAGGACTTAATAACCGACCACTGCAGTTGTAACTAGAGTTGTCAGCACCTGACTGCCCATTCCAAGAAGGAGCTTCAAGGTTTAGAGCTGCCAGGTATTCGACAGTCTCAGACGTTTGAATCGTGTTTCCCGTAGCTGGATCCACGCTGATCTGAGTCCCACCGACCTCGAAAGCCAGCTGAGCATTCCCCCAAGGGGCGTAGTTGGCGATAGTGGTGGCGGAAATAGCCATGGCTACAGCGCGAAGCCAGCTAAAGGCAATGTGTCTTTCAGCCGTTCATACTCCTGTCCATAAAGACTGGCGTTGAAACCGGTGCCTAAAGGTTGCCCTGATTGACTGCCGACCTGAAGGCCGACTTGCATCACTCGGGTGGAGAGACTATGGGCCGCCAGATAGCTGACAGCCTCGGTGTGGACTTCACCCCATTGCGTTTCTGGGGTGGCACGCCCCGCCTCTGCGAGCGCTCCCTCGACAATGGCGAGAGTGAGCTCCCCGAACTCGGGGAACCGAGTCAGAAAATCGCTTGAGGTGGGGACAGCCATCAGCCCTTACCTTCCGAAATGGCCGCAACGCGCTTGTTAATCGCGTTGAGGACGCGGATGCGTTGCTCACCTCCCTCCCAGCGGCGGAGCTGGGTAACGTCGAAGCTGTCCTCCACAAGACTCATGGCCTGAGTTACAGGCATGTCGGCAAGGGAGTCAGTTTCAGCTGGGGAAGCTGCAGCTACCACAGCTGTTTCCTCGTCCTCGATGCGGAGTGCACCGAGTTTGAGCAGGGACTTGACGTAATCGTAGTTCTTGATTTTCTCCCAAATGGCTTCGGGGAAATCACGATTGACTCCAGACGTGACCTTGATGTTTGATGGCTGCCCCCTTTCTTCAATGAAAGAGAAGCCAATCGTGCACTCTTTGTCCATCGGAGGACTTTCGAGTTCAGGTCGATAAACGAGAATCATTACTACAGAGGTGAAAGAGCCAAAAAGCAAGCATCAGCTTACTGACCTTTATCAGGCCTTTTCGAGCACAAGCGTGCTCTTAGGGTAGTAGAGGGACATGCCACCGATGCGGGCGTGGGCTGCCACGGTGAACTCAAGCTCCTGCCGCGCAGGGGGGAAGAACTCGAGAGGCTGCGGAATGTGCAGCTGCAGCTTGTCAGGGCTGCGGTCGTAACAGATAATCCTGTCTTTCGACAGGAAACCACCGGACTTGGAAGCCTCGAGCTCGTTGATGGGCTCAATAGCGGTGATCATCGGGTTTGTACGCAGGAAGAACTCCATCACCGTGGTGTCGGAGGTGGTGCTGCGTGGGGTTGTAGAGATGACGCGATACACGTCGTAGGGCACCAACATCGTGTTGGGCATCTCCTTCATGTTGCTGTTCTGCACAAGACGAGTAGGAGTCTCGTTGAGCAGCTGCAGCATCTCATCGGTGGTGATGTCAGCAGTGTCGAACCAATGGTCCGGCACAAGCTTGTCCACCTGATCGTTGTTGAAGAAGCCCTTCATGCCTGAAGGAGCCTCGCCGAAATAGGCGATCTCTTGAACTTTCTCCTCGTAGGCACGCCGCACAGCGTTGGCGCGGCGTTGCTCGAGGTTCATGCCCGGCACCATGGCGGCGGCGCGGGTTTCCTGCACGGTGTAGGCGAAAGAGCCACCGAGGGAGCGGATCGGGTGCGTGACCTCCTTACGGAGCACGTCTGCCCGAGGCAGATCCTTGGCTTTATCGCCAATCACCTTCATCGAGCCTTGCTTGTCGAAGACGCGATAGGTGTAGGAATCAGCGCCATTGCCCACCTCGGATGAGACGGGGATGATCGCGCTGTATTTGATGTCGGCGTACTCAACCTCGAAGGTGCGAGCCAGGATGGTTTCCAGTTCGCGGGCGAGAAAGAGACCGACCTCGTCATTACGGATTTCTGAAGTCATTGGAGGGGCTCCGTGATCAAGTGTCGGCGGTGAAAGTTACCCCGGGGATGTCAATCTCCAGGAGTACCAGACCTGCGCCACTGGTTTCAGATAGCCAACGAGCTCCGCCAGTGAGAGCGAAGGTCTTGGCGGCTACAGCAGTGGTTGCAAAGCGGCCCACATAAGCACCCGATACAGTGCTGTTGTGGTCTACGCCGTAGAAGCGCACTGCATCACCGAGGGCGATAGCTTCGGTGGCGTACACCCAGACAACACCTTTGGAAAGGACGTTGACGGTCTGGGTGTCGGGGTAGCCGATACGGGAGGAACCATCAGCGATGATGTTGGTGGGGTTCGGGGTGTAAGAGGAAGAACCGCTCACGCCCTCGAAGGTCATGCCGTCAATGGCAAGACCTACAACGCCGGTGCCGCTGGTGGCCAGGGCGACCGCGAACGGATCGTTCGAGGTGGGGGTGTTGTCGGTGGCAACCAGGGAGCCGAAAGGAATAGCGGCACCAGACTGGTTGTAGTAGCTGCGGGACACATAAGCCTGCAGATCAGCAATCATGCCTTCGTGACCAGCGGTCAACTCGAGCGGATAGCTGCCTTGAGCACCAGAAGGACTGGTGACAGTGGTAGGGGTGAAAGTTACGGCCATTGAAGGGACTCCTTACTTGGTGGCGGTGAGGGGACGTTTCCAAGCCTCAGCCTGCTTGGCCTGGTAGGCAGAAACAGGGCTGGTGGCACCGCGACCGGCACCTTTCAGTGCGTCACGAAGAGCGTTGGTGCTGTCTTCGCGGTCAGCGGAGTCCTGATTGATGGTTTCGCTCTCGGAGTCCTCTTCCTCCTCGTCGACTTCCTCTTCAGAATCAACGCGAGCAGCGAGGATGCCTTCGACCACACCTTGGATGTAGGCGGGCTCGGCGTCTTCGCGAGGTGCGGAACCGGTCAGGTTCTCGTAAGCCTGGGTGTAGAGCGTGGCGTCGTCGATGCCGTCGAACTTGAAGTCCTCGGCAAAAGCAGGTGCCAAATGCTGCAGGGTATCCAGGCGCTGCGCGACGAGCTGGTCGAGCTCGGCGGTATCGATGCGCGGGGTGTCGGAAGACTCGAGCTCTTCTTCAAGAGCGTCGGCACGACCTTCGGCGGCTTCTTTTTCGAGGGCCAGGGAATCGAAGTCGGCCTGCAGAGAATCAAGCTTGTTGGAAAGCTCATCTCGCTCGGTGGCGAGAGCCTCCAGCTGGCGCCCCATGTCCCGGGAGTAGGACTGGACCGCACTAGCTGTTTCTGCGGGCAAATCGATCTCCAGGCCGTCGAGTTTGACGGTTGCCATAACGGGAGATGCAGTTGAACTGGACTGGGGCGCCATTTCTTGCTCGGCCGGGCTGGCTACAGCACCGGCTGCATCCATACGATCAAGCAAGAGTCGAACCTCCGGGCCAGCCCGGCCACGGGGGACGATGGCGATGTGGTTCACACGGATGTTGCGCTGAACGCCGGCGTACTCTTCGCCCTCGGGAGTAACTCCGGGGGTTGGGTCGAAATCGACCTTGTAACCGGCGGATACCTCGCTGGCATCATTTCTCTTGATCTTTTCGATTGCGTCGTCGTCTGTGACAACGAGCGCAACTTCTACAAAACCATCGTTGTACCTAACTTGACTACCGGAATAGCCAGTTTGGAACTTCTTAGTGTTTAGAGAATCGAGAAGAACAGGAGGGTGACCCCACGTTACGGGTTTCATCCCGAACGTAGATAAAGAATCCGGGTTACTGACCTCTTCAGGAGGTCGGTACTCGCGGACCTGGGAACCATCAGCACGACGATATAGCTGCGTGCCTGCACGGGCGGCGCGGCACCACACTCGGAGATAACCCTCCGATGTGGTCTCGCTTCCCGTTATGGGCGCAAAATCATATCGGGTTACTGATGTTTCCATACGTTAAATCTTACCTGTTACTGTCAAATTTGGTAGCTTTATACGAAGAACGGCTATCGCAGTTGGCAATTCACAGGCAGTTGACGCTGTGCCGGCGCATCCGAGCGCTGCGGGAATATAATAAGTTCACGCAGGCGGAAATTGCAGAAAGACTGGGTGTTAGTCAGGCTGCGTATTCGCGGTTGGAAAAGGGGGAGATAGAGATTTCGATTATGAAGCTAATAGCATTGAGTGAAATTTACGATATTAGGTTGCAGGAGTTGGTTAAAGGTATTTAGCTAGAGCTTGGATGGCGGTGTGGCGGAGCCGGTGAAAGCACCAAGCGGTCGGTCAATGGGGATTGCAGAACAATTCCTGATTCCCAAACAAGAGTTATCACTCACCTCCGGGGAACGGACGCTCATATGCCGTAATTTCAGCAGGTCGTGAAGCAGCAAGTAGTTCCATGCTCACTAACAACGCAAGACCATCAGTAACACGTTGATCATCAAGTGCAACTCTCTCTGCTGCTGTTAGTTCATCCGCTAATGTTTTGACTGCATTAGCGGTTGCGTTCTGCGCTTCAGCGGCATCAACCTCGGTTTGATTTTCAGCAGTGGTAGCTAGTTGATACACTTCAAGTGCTGCTTCATAAGTTGCAGTTTCTTCAGCGGTAGGGTCTTCAAGCATTGAATACTCAAGAACTGCCGCTTGATATGCAGCGTATTGTTCTTCAGTTGCTAGGCCGCCAATCTTCTCTGGCACTTCTACCGTATCAACAGAAGCAGCAAGAACATCTGCATATTCAGCTGGTGTGAAACGTGCAAAGAATCCTGCACTGGTAACAACACCGTAGCTGTTGGCATCAGCAAAGCGATGACCTTCTGTGGTTAGGAGTAGTTCAGCGTAGGCTTCTGGTGACATGCCAGCAGAATTGGCGGCAAAAATCAACCCGTCGATAGCGCGGGTGTTGGTCAGTGTGACAGAAAGCGTGTCCATGGTTGGGTCGGAAGCGAAGTTCAGAAAGGACGCCATCAGCCGACGATCCAGTTAATGCCGTCGCTGAAGACCGGCACGAAATTACTACCGCCGCCGACAACAGCTTGGCCGTGATGTGAACTAAGCGTGCTGGTTGAGTCGGTAACAAAAGCTTTAGTGCCTGCACCAACAGTTGCTGCTGCAGTTAATGCACCAACAGTTGTAGGAATAAGTTTTAGATAGCCAGTGCCAGTCGAGTCGGTACTTACTGAAGCAGCACTTACCCCGGCCCGCTGCAAATCCAGCAGGTTTGTTGGATCTACGCCAGTGCCACCTTTTTGTGCATCAATAACAAGACCGCTGGAATCGCGGGTTAGTGAGGTGCGCTCAAAGTTACTGGCGTCGGTGTAGGTGTTGTAAAGGCGGAAGGTTTGGGCGTTAGTTCCGTTGCGTTGGGCAATACAAAAGTTATCAGTGTCCCAGGCCAAAGCCGCAGCATTTGAGAACGATGACGATGAGCTAGAAGCAAAATATAGTGAATTTGTTCCGGCTCCGCCGCTAAGAGCCCAGACCTTGGGGGCTCCGCCTGCTATTAAAGAAGCGCCACCACTAATAGTTCCTAAACCATGGCCATATTGGTCGTAGATCAGCCTAGGACTAGACCCGCCTTGTCCTGCAAGTCTTATTGCCCCAGTATTAGTTACAAAGAGTTTGCTTGTGCCACCACTCTGCAGATCCAGCAGCTTGCTATCGCCAGCACTTGCAGTGTTGGTTACATTTAGCTTTAGCCCAGTGAATGTTGTGGCTGCATTATTCCATGTCTGACTAAGATTGATGATTGGCGCATCTGTCGTAACGGTTTTTCCGCCAACGGTTAAGGCGCCTGCCGCGTCGTCATAGGTTAGACCGCTGTCGCCAGCGAAGCTTCCGCCGTCGTTAAATTGGACTTGGGTGTCGGAGCCTCCAGGGGTGCCGCCACCTCCTGTTTGGTCAACCCACTCGGTGTCGTAATCAGTGTTGCTGGCTTTCGCCAGCACTTGGCCCGTAGTGCCACCCGCGTCAACTCCTATGCCATCGGCTCCATCTGCACCGTCAGCGCCTGCAGGCCCGGTAGCCCCGGTAGGCCCCTGGGGGCCAGCTAAAGTGCCGAGCGATGACCATGCAGATACGTCCCAAACATAAAAATTATCGTCAGCCTCGACTAGATAAACATCACCCTGAGTAGCACCGCCAGGCAAGTCGCCGACAGTCGCCACAGTCCCCAGGACTTCAAAAGCAGCGGCGCCAGCCCCTACATCGTCGAGATTGCCTGTAAACGGGTTGAACTTGAAGGCCATGACTCAGCTCTTGGTGACGGAAGTCAGGTTGTTACCGCCGTCGTAGCCGAGGGTCAGTGTTGCGACGGTGGTGCCGCCGCTGCCACCGGACTTGTACACCACAC